TGGTTGACGACGTACCGTGTCCAGGGCCTCCAATAAAGCTTCCTGTACCGGAGTCAGCACACTCTCCACACCCGGCAGTCGGGGCTCGGTCCGCTCTTTGGTCAGCCATTTGGCCACCGTCGTGTTGCTATCCTCAACGATGGTCAAAACGTTGACTACCTTAGCCAAGTCCTTGGCAATGCTCAGGCTTGGGTCTCTTTCCCCCGCAGCGATCAGAGTCTCGGCAACGGCCAGTTGTGGCGCAGCGTCCAGAACCCCCTGCTGAATGCTGGTAGGGTAACGCGCCGTGAGGGTCTTGCGAAGTTCCTCTCCCTCCGGTCCGGGAAACGCCTTGGCCAGAAGCGCGTTGGCCAAACGCTGTATCGTCTGGGGCGTGGGCTCACCCCGCTCATCCACGGCCTGTTCTCGCTGGGGGAGTTTCTTGACGAACCCCCGGACGAACTCGGGTTGTGCTCGCAGTTGTTGCTCGACGCCGGCCTCGTCTCTCTCAACGTCCAGGCTACGTACTATGTCGTCGGTCAGGTAGCGTCGGGCATCCACCCCGGCCTGATCCGCGGGAGTGTACGCCTGTACAGCCGGTACATTGGCCTCATCTACAAAGGCCTCGGGGTCTACGTCACTCACCCGATGACGTACCGCTATCGGGGCACGCCCCTCCTCTATCAAGTCTTCAGCTTTGGCTGCAAGGTCGGGGTAACGCTTCAACTCCTCCAGCAGCCGGACCTGATAGTCCTCGTAACGGTCTGGAAACTGCTCCTTGGCTAGTCTGATGGCTTCGACCCGGGCGTTCCCGGACTCTACGGCAGTGATGGGCTCACCATCGGGACTTAGGTGGTCGGCTACGATGGGAGCGCCGGTATCCAGGGTCCCCGGCTGATCTATGTCCAGACCCTTGGTCAGCTCTCGAGGCTGTAGAGTCGCAGCTATGTGAGCGATCTGTTCCCGCGAGGGCCGGTCTGCCCGACTTATGCGGGGCTGAAGGTTACGGGGGTACTCTATGTGTTCCTCACCGGTCCAAGAGTGAGAAGTGACCAGCTCATCTTCGGGAACTACATCAACGACAAACTCATAACCCTTGTTGGGATCAGGGCCGGTAGCCACAACGATGTGTGGCTCTGGGCCGAACTTTTCCTCGGGGAAGGTCTTTCGCTCTGGAACCGTGATATCTCCCAACTCCGGTACCGGTCTCTCAGCAACGGCAGGAGGTCTGCGCTCCTCTTCTGGTGGCTTTCCCAGCTCTGGCACTGGTCTCTCAGCAATGGCGGGAGGTCTACGTTCTCTCTCTCGCGGCTTTCCCAGCTCCGGTTCGGGTCTTTCTGCTACAGCGGGAGGACGTTCTGGACGAGGCCTCTCGGCTGGCTTTCCTAACTCTGGTGCTGGTCTCTCAGCGGCAGCGGGAGGTCTAGGTTCTCTTTCCAGCGGCCTTTCCAGCTCTGGTTCGGGTCTCTCAGCAGCAGCGGGAGGACGCTCCGGACGACGTTCCTCAGCGGGCCTCATGAACTTTGGTTGCCACTCTGTTGTCGCTTGCCACTCCAGTTGGAGGCGCTTAGTGCCCTCCTTGGCTGCTTCTACCTGCTCATGGCTACCAAATACTTCGAACTCGGGCAGACCTACCTCCTGCTCGGTAGAAGGTACGTAGACAGGACGTACATTTAGCCCATACTGCTTTATGCGTTCAGCATAGCGCCGTATGCGCTGTCGGGTCGCACTGTCCGTATCTGCGGGAAAGACAGCGTAACGGGCGGTTGCTATTGGTTCTTCTCTGGCTTCTCCTAACTCTGGCTGAGGTCTCTCGGCTATCGCAGGGGGACGTTCCGGGCGACGTTCCTCGGCGGGCTTTTCGAACTCTGGTTGCCACTCCAGTTGGAGACGCTTAGTGCCCTCCTTAGCTGCTTCTATCTGTTCGCGGGTGCCGCGTACTTCGAACTCAGGTGGACCCATCTTGCCCCAGGGACCCACGTCACGCCAGATAGGAAGTACATGGAGCCCATACTCCCTCATGCGTTCAGCATAGCGCCGCAAGCGTCGTCGGGTGGCACTGTTTGTATCTGCGGGAAAGACGACGTAATGCGCAGTTGCTAGCGGCTGTTCTCTGGCTTCTCCCAGCTCCGGTACCGGCCTTTCCGCTACGGCAGGAGGACGTTCTGGGCGAGGCTCCTCAGCAGGTTCTCCCAGCTCCGGTACTGGCCTTTCCGCTACGGCAGGAGGACGTTCCGGCTGCCACTCCAGTTTGAGACGTTTGGTACCTTCCTTGGCTGCTTCTATCTGTTCGCGGGTGCCGCGTACCTCGAACTCGGGCGGACCCAACTCATCCCAGATGAAACGCACCTCGAGACCGTATTGCTCCATGCGCTCACGATACCGCCGCAGGCGCTGTCGGAAGCGTCTGCGCTTGTCAGAACCGCCAGGACCGGCTGTATATGGGGGGAAGACGACGTAACGTGCAGTCACCAGTGGCTCTTCTCTCGCCTCTCCCAGCTCTGGCTCCGGCTTCTCAGAAACAGCCGGACGAGGTTCTTGAACCTCCACTTCTTCTGCTCGTGATACGGGAGAAACTGCCAGGTCAGGGTAATCAGAGAGTTTTGGCTCAGGCATACCGCCGGACTCTTTGACAGACCACTCCGCCCGCCCGCCGCGGATTCTGAAAGAGAAGGGATAGTGGCTTTCGATGTAGTTGCTGATGTCGCGTGCTTCTATTTCCGACAGGCCGAACCTATCCATAAGCCAGTCGTCCAGATCGGATTTGCGCGCCATGCGGCCTTGCTTCGCGGTAAGATACCGCCAAGCCAGGGCGTCTCTAACTATGGGTCCGAGTTCAGGGGCGGGGTGTAGTGTAGTCGGATCAAACTCTGGAACACGACCGGGTTCCACATACCCACCAGCGCCCGTACCCATGGGGAACCGACCCCGCTCTTCCATATCGCGCAGAATCTGGGCAAACTCCTCTGGGGTATATGCGCCCGGCGGGAACGGATACTCGGGCAGTCTTTTACCCATTTCCGGCTCTGTCTCCAAGGGTCTCTCGGAGGGCCTGTATTCCTCAGAGGGGCGAGTTTCTACAGCAGGTAACGGCCGACCCGTTGTAAGGTCTACTACTTGCGCATCGCGGACCGGCACATCGCCATAGACCCGGATTTCGCTTAGGGCATCGTCTCGAGGGACTACCAGAGCACCGGAGGCATAAAGGTTCTCCCTGGGAATGCTCAATACGCCAAGCTTTTCGGGGTCGAGAGCAGCATATTGCTCCACAGTTCCGTATAGAATCGGGTTACGTGGCCCGCCAGCACTCTGGCGCGTAATCAAATAGGTTCGATAACTCGTCCAGGCATTATCTGCGCCGTACTGTGGGTATTCCTTTTGCCGCCACTGATACTCTCTGACAAAGTTCTGAGCGAGTTTGTCCAGGGCGTCTTCTGGCAAGCCGGCAAGCCGGGCGTCTTCTCTCGCCCACTGTGGCAGCAGTACGGACAGATCTCCGCCTCTGGCGATCTCGGCGGCCCGCCTGAACTCACGAACAATAAGTAGAGCCTCTTCGGCTTTCGTCGTTACGGAAACCCCGGAGCGTTGTCCACCACCCAGCCCGCCGCCACCGACTTGGCCTCGCAGGACGCCCTGCTTGAGCACGGTGGGCAGATCCACTGTTGCGTGATAGACAACCTCGGGGACCTCCTCAATGTTCAGTGGCCTGCCCTTCTGAACATCTCCGCGGTCTCGCCAACGGAATGCCTCATCAGTCCCAAAAGTCCATCGGGCGTCCACTGGGCTCATGGGTTCGATATCCGCCTCGGTAAAATAGGCCTGCAGCTCCGGGGGCTCCCCATACGGCCGGTATTCCTCGGGAGGACGCCCTGTCTCAGCGGGCCGAGGCTCCTCGGGCAAACGGGGCTCAATCTCTGCCTCCATTTGCTCGAGGCGTTTCATAAACTCCCCCGGGCTCATAGCCCCGTAACCGAACTCGCTCCAGAAACGAAGGATGGCCTCTTCCGGCTCAACCGTCTCCTCTAACTGCTTTGGCGTAGGGCGCTCTGGTCCCCAACGCCTCTCTCGTGGGGCAACATGACGACGAAGGGGCTCTGTAGGAGGTTCTGTGGGGAGCTTGGGCTCCTCAACCACCTCGGGGCGATAGCGTCGCTCAATGGAGGGCTGATAACGACCGGCAGCGTACTCCAGAGTCTCCTCAACGCGGCCGGGAATCTCTGCTCGCTTGGCTCCCTCTACAATCTCGTCCAAAGTGTGCGGGTCGCGCTTGGCTCCCTCTAACATGGCCTGAGCGTACTTTTGTTGAATGCGTCCATAGTCCCACAAGGGTCCAGCAAACCGCAGCCACAGACGCCGAGCCAAGGCGGGGTTTGAGGTTTCGGCAGTCTTACCCTCAGAAGCCAAGACCTCCGCCAGAACCTTTTGCACCTCCTCAGGACTAGCCCCCACGCTCCGTCCTATGTTTGTGGCCGAATCGTAATCTACGCCGCGCAGAATCTCGTCCTTGATATCCCTCTGCGCCCAGCGCAGAAGCTCGCGTTCTAGCTCAGCCCTGTTACGGCTTGTCTTCAGAGCATCGCCCAAGCCCTGCCACTCTTGGCTTAGCCGCGCCAAACCCTTGCCAGTAAAATCAATGCCCAGCCTGACCAGAGTATTGAAGGCCATGGCAGTCATAAACTGCTCGGGAGTCATGGTCGCGTAGTTGCAGGCTAAGTCCACCTTGTCCAGCGCCTTGTATGCGAACAGTAGTATCTGACCAATACGAGAGGTGGGCTTCAAGCCGAAAAGCAACGAGTTCACAACGAGCCCAAAGGGATCGAGTGTCGTCTCTGCGACAATACGGCTTAGCCAGGGCATCTCGTACTCGCGGAGACGCACATAGGCATAGGCACCCGCCAGTGCGCGAGCCGTCCGCTCGATGAGGTCTTGGTCGGGGCTAACACCGCCCAGCGCCCCCGCTACCGTGGCGAAGTCGTGTACAGACATCTTCCCACGTAATATGTCAATGGCAGTCTGCACGGCTCCACCTGCGGGTGCAGCAACGTACTCTCGTGAGGCCATGCCCGCCTGGTCAGCCAGCTGATATATCTTAGCGATTTGGGGTACCGAGAGAGCCCGCTCGTTGGCCAACTGGAAGAGAGCCAGAGTCTCCTCACGAGTAGGCTTTGGACCATACAAGGGCTCGCCACCCAGCGCCCGGACTCTCTCCTCGTACTCAGCGATCACCTCCTCGGGAGTTCGCCGTCCGCTAAGCTCTTCGTAGAGTTGAATCGCACTCCCCAGCGTGGTAATAGCCGGAGAGACCTCCGTGGCTTCTTTACCTAGGCCGTAGCTCGCAGCCAGCTCTTCTAAGAAGGGGGCAGCAGGCCGTCGGTATTCCTGGGGCTGCGGAGGCTGTATGGGCTCCGGCGGCGCGAGTAGACCCTCGAAAAGCTCCTCTATCGGCTCAATCGCCGCCTCCGCAGATTGCACAATAGCTTCCCAGAGCGAGGGTTCCCGCGCCCAGGTCTCAGGACCAGGAGCAGGTTGTGGTCGTACTACTGGAGGGGGCGTTGGCTGTACAGGAGCCGGTGTTGGCTGTACGGGAACCGGCATTGGTGGCAGGGCCACCGGCGATTGGGAATCGGGTTGTACAGGGGTCGGGATCGGAGTGGGAGTGGGCTGTAACTGCGGCGCCCTGGCACCACCGGGGATCATCCCCTCTGGGGTGGCAATCTCCGAGAGAGCTATGCCGGGCGGGATGCCGGCAGGAGGACGCATACCGGGAGGCGGGGGCCGCAGGGGTTCCTCTTCCTCTTCTTCCTGGAAAAGGTGCTCCCGGATTGGAATGTATCGCCAGAAATCGGCCAGCGGCACGGTTATATCCTCCCAGAGAGCTCGCGCTCTTCCTCAAACATTTCCCGGAGTACCGGCACGGAAAAGTCGGGAATCCGAAGCACATGAGAAACATTACCCAGCAGAAGGTTGCCCCACATAAACGGGTCGTAATAGTAACGCCCCGCTACTCGGAACCACTCGGGGGCTTCGAGGGCCTGCTGACGCTGCCACTCCAACAATGTCCGGTTCTCTTCTGGCGTCAGATAACTACGACCTCCCTGCAATCCCTCATATATCTGCTGAGGAGACAGCGCGGAGATATCCTTTTGTATAGGTGGCTTTGCTTCAGTAAGGCCAGCCCAAAGACCACCTACTACAGGATCGGCCACTCCACGATACCAGGCCTTTACAAGGTCACCGATCAACTCCTGTCCCGGAGCCGTTGTTTCATAAAACCAATCCTCGTAAGCCCGATAGCCCTCACCAGGCAGCCGCTCCAGCGCAGAGGCAGCTGTTGCGGCCGAGACCAAAGCGCGCTCTACCCAATCTCTTATGCCGGGCATTACCAACCCCTCCATGTAGACCAGGGGTTAGCCTGTCCTCTGGGGGCCGATTGACTAAGCCCACGTAGCCAGTCTTCCCACCAGCCGCCATAGCTCTCCACGGCCCCCGCCAGCATCTGCTGCTCAGAGGGGGTCATTTGGGCAACCTGAGCGGCACTGACCTTGTGGGGATTCTGGGCCAGCAACGACCAGAAATCAGCGGGCGTCTGCTGCTGGGCTTGAACCGTATAGGGGTTCCAGGCCGTGGAGACCGGCTGCTGAAGCTGGGGCTCTGCTACGACCTGACCAGCCTGCGCCCCGGCACCCGGCAAGACACCAAGACCCTTAGCCAGCTGCTCCTGCCAGGTCAGTAACCCCTCGGGACTAGCTGCGGGAACGGGAGCCGCTCCCTGGAAGCCGGCCATCGGTTGCCCGGTGAGGAAAGATTGAGCAAAGCCCGGCAGTTCCGTCGTTTGGGCAGCACGCTTGGCCTGACTGTACCGCAACCAGTCCTGGGGGCCGCGAAGCCCAGACAAGAGATTGAGGTAATCCAGTCCCAACCCCTGCTCGGCCATGCGCTCGTAGAACTCCTGCTGGCGCTCGGCAAGCCCGGACTCGAACCGGAACTTCTCGCGCTCCAGCCCCAGCTCCTCCGCCCAGGCCTGCTTCTTGAACTCGAACTCGTCAGACCACTGCTGCCAAGACCGCTCATCCCTGAGCTGCTCCTGGGCAAACATGGCGTTCCAGCGCCGAACGTCCTCTTTATCCAGATTCAGCAGGCGGGCCTGTTCCGCCTCCCAGCGTCGCGTATCCTCGGCAAAGGCATCCAGGCGATCCTGCCGATCCAGATCCCAGCGCCGAATGTCCTCCTCATCGAGGCCAATCTGCCGGAGATACTCCTTCTCCCACTGCTCATCAACGACGCCGTAGCGGTAGTATCGCTCCTCTTTGGCTTCCTCATATTGACGAATAGCCTCCTCATCGAGCCCTTGCTGTCGTAAGAACTCCCGATCCGCCCGGCGTTGGTCCTCCTCAAAAGACGCCCACCACTCCTTCTGGGCCTCCTCGAACTGCCGCATGGCCAGGGTGGGCTCCTTCTCGCCGGCCTCTTTCCCCGGCTCGATCAGGCCCAAGGAAATGGCATACTGAATAGGGTCACGACCCGCCTGCTCCACCTCCGTTTCGGGGGTCCAGGACAGCCAGTCGGCCACAGCACGCCAGGGGGCGTACTGGCCCTCGCCCCAGTTCTTATCGTATAAGTCCTTTATGTCCGGCCTGTCATTCCAGATCGCCATGAGCGCTTCGCGCTCCGTGGGCGCTGGCACCTCGGGTTCCTGGTAATAGCCGGTCAGTCCGGCTCGAGATAGCAGGTAGTCTAGATAGCCCAACGTCTGGTTTATGAGTGGCTGATACCATCCATAACCACCTGCCGTTATCGCATCCATCCGCAACCTCTCTTATAAGATATAGTGGCAAGGCCACCGGCGATTGGGGATCGCTTAGCCGAATCTGGCTATGGCATCGGCGAGCCAAGCTTCCATCTGCTCTCTAGTGGGCGCTGGTGATTCAGCCACTGGTGCCGGGGTAAATCGCACTCCGGCCTGCCGCGCCATCTGAGACATCAACCCACCAGGCTCGTACCCCGGGGTGTATTGAGCGCCAGCAGGCAGCTGATAGGGGAGGGCCTGCGCCCACTGCTGGGACTGCAAACCGGCAATACCCTGCCCAAGGTTGGCAGCCATCTCCCTACGTCTCTGGGCCAATGCCGCCTGCTCCATAGCCTGCTGTGCAGCAAGTTGCTCTCTAAGCCACTGCTGAGTGAGATCGAACTGTCTCTGCTGCTCGGCAAGTTCGGCCATGTAGGGGCGACCAGTTGTACCACCAAGGCCGTAAGCCTGCTGAACCTTGGCATGGAGTTGTTGCTGTTCGGCAGGGGTCAGTTGGTCATAGCTCTTGCCGAAGAAGATCCAAGCCATCTCATCCATGTAGCCCGGCACAGCAGGGGGTCGAGAGGCTTCGTATCCCGCCACGCCGCCGGGTGTGGCGGGATAAGCGCCGCCGGTCGGCGTGATACTAGCCCCAGGGATGAGACTCGTACCCGCCTGAAGACGGGTGGCTTCCAGCGTGGACGGACGGGTTGTGGTTCGAGAGCCTTCGTACCCCGCCACGCCTCCGGGCGTAATCGGGAATCGCGTAGGAGATATGTTCTGGGCTTGTGCGCCGCTAAAGAGATTGGCGAGGGCCTGGGCCTCCCCGGACAGTGCTCGTCGGATTGGGTCGAATATCTTCGCCACCTCTCCCGGGTCGAGCCCCCCGGTCTTCAAGGCGTTCAGAACCCAGTCCATAATCGGGTTCGGCATTTTCACGCTCCTTGTACCGACGCTCCAGAATCAGAGCGTCGTGTATCGTCTGGCTCCACCCCTCCTTGTCCAGCAGTTGCTCCCAGTGCTGGGGATCATCTCGGTACTTCGCATAACGCTCTAGCTGCTCGTCTTGGGTCAGCTTCACGCTCTCATAAGGCGGCTCAGTGACCATGGCCTCAACAGTATTCAGCAAATCCTCGACCAGAGCATCACGCAGAATCTCGAAAGTGTTCCGCTCGCTCATCTCTTCTTTCTCTTCTTCCGAGCCTTTTCGGGATGGTGCACATTTATGTTGAGCGCCGCCACGTGCTTTCTCGCCTTCTCTCGTGTCGGATGACGCTTCAGCACAACCCAACGATTGCCCCGCTTGACAAGCACCGCCTTGCCGCTTTTGCTTAGTTTGTAGGGCATATCCGCACCCCTCTAACTTATCTTTTCCTGTTCCTCTCGAAGTTGGAGGTACTGGTCCTCTTTCCTGCGACGCCCCCGCTCTTCCTCGCACTGCTGTGACGTTTTGTCCGGGTCGATGATAAAGTCGAAGACTTGCGCTCTGAGGAAATCGTAGATGCGCGCCGGAGAGATGCTGAAGCCCAGATGAGTCACCACGTCGGGGCTAAACCCCAGGTTGGCCACCGCGATCCTGGCCGGAATGCCAATCATCCAACCGGTTCGTTCCAGGAAGGTTGCCCCACCGGAGTTCCCAAAGTAGCTGGCAGCAGAGATAAGCATGTAGTCGCGGTTGTCAATATCCCAACCGAAAGAGCTCAGATAGCCCCGGGTAATAACCGGCTTTGCGCCCATGCCACAACCAACGTTCCAGACTTCCTCAAAGGCCCACAGCTGCTTGATCTCCTCCTCGGGAACCAGTCGCGCCGTGTACTCGTGCTTGTAGGGAGAACGAATCCTCAGCAGAGCCAAGTCCTCATCCTTGTCGTAGGCTACAATCTCTGACTGATAGGCGGCAGCACCTACAGTTCGAGACCGATAGGCATAGGTGAAGAACTCCACATCGGGCTGCCCCGTCACATCGGTGGGAATCTCCCGCTTCAGCAGAGAGCTCCACCTCTTCTCCACCTTGATGAGATCATCAACAACGTGTTCGTTGGTCAAAACGTAGATATCGTATAGGCCCTCTTCACCAGGAGCCGGCTCCACGTAGACCACCGTTCCGGACCCCATGGTCTTCCCGGACTTCACACGAACTGCGGGGTAGAGGCAGTACGCATGACGCTCCTCAATCGTCATAGCCATTGGATATTTCCTCCTCCACCTATCCCTATCGCTCGATAACGTAGATAAGAATAGTGCGGTCGTCTATTCGCCCATCTGACGTAGTGATACGGTTCGTGACCTCATAACGGGTCTTTGCGGTACCACCAGTCAGCCAGACCACGGTCTTGCTAGTAGTAAAGCTCTCGTCATCGAGAACCAGGCCGTCGGGGACGATCCATTCGCTATCTACGATGGTGTCGTCCCCCAGCCACTTTGACCAGTCGATAACATAGTCCAGTCGGGCGTCGGGGTCTTTGTACATTGTCCGAGCCATGCTACACCGCCGTTAGGACGCAGATGCCGTGCAAGTCACCGTCACCCGCAGCACGTCGTTGTCGTCGAGCGTCTTGTCACCGGCGCTGAACGCGCCACCGCCGTAGAGCACGCCTGTCGTCCCGCCCTTGGTGTTATCGCTCACGACGAATGCGCCACCGATGGTCGTGTCATTGCTACTAATGGTGAACTCTGCCTTGCTGGCCGAGTTGTCCACCGACTGGCCGGACACGGTGCCCAGCGTCAGGGTCGGCCTGTTGGCCTCATCATAGGCTGTAACTTCCGACCAACCCGCGTGGCTAGCCATCGTATCGCCGGCGGCGAAACTGGGCGTACCATCGGCCAGACCGACATACCAAGCCGCTGTATAACTCGATCCCTTGAGGTGCTTGTCCAGCGCGTCATCCAGGCCCTCGTTGACCACCAAGTTGTCAAACTCATCAACCCAGAGTAGCCTGTCGCCACGCCACGCCTCGACCCGAAAGTGATTGGCCAGCTTGACCCTTACCCTCGTTTCCATTATCTCTCCTTATTCTCTGCATCTACGCAATGAAGTGTTCCCGACGCCGTACCGTATATGTACGATCTTCTGCCTCTACCCGATACGTCCGGTTCGCCGGCATAGCGATGTTGGCAAGCAATACATCCCAGATAATCTGTATATCGTGTACGCGGTTTAGTGTGAGGTCAGCGTAGACCGCCTTCAACTGTGCGACAGCAAGAGCGCGGACACACCAGCCATATGTAGCGCTCTCTGCTACCTTGGACATGTCCGAAGGGTCTATCTGCCAAACTGTTGAGTTTGTGTAGCCCCCGCAGTACAGATAAGTGCCATCCGTAGCAAGGGCGTAGATCCAATCTCCATAGTTAGCACTTTCTGCCACCCTCGACATGTCTGAGGGATCTATCTGCCAGACTGTGCAACTATCTCCTCCACAGTAAACGTAACTAGCATCGGTAGCAAGAGCCTCAATATCGCTACCGTAGTCGGCACTCTCGGCCACCTTGGACATATCCGAGGGGTCTATCTGCCAAACTGTGTGAGTTGTAGAACCCCCGCAATAGATATAACTAGTATCGGTAGCAAGAGCGCGGATATATCCGCCATAGTTGGGACTCTCTGCTGCCTTTGACATGTCCGAGGGGTCTATCTGCCAAACTGTTCGAGTTGCGTGGCCTCCGCAGTAGATGTAACTAGCATCCGCAGCGAGAGCGTAGATAATCCCCCCATAATCGGCGCTTTCCGCTACCTTTGACATATCCGAGGGGTTTATCTGCCAAACTGTTTGGGTTGCGTGGCCTCCGCAGTAGATGTAACTAGCATCAGTAGCAAGGGCGTAGATGTAGCTACCATAGTCGGCGCTCTCCGCTACTTTGGACATGTCCGAGGGATCTATCTGCCAGACTTTGATAGAACCCCCACAGTAGATATAACTAGCATCCGTAGCCAGAACGTCGATGTAGCTACCATAGTCGGCACTCTCTCTTACCTTGAGCATGTCCGAGGGGTCTATCTGCCAAACTGTTGGGGCGTCTGCCTCACCCGCGCAGTAGATATATCGCGTCACGTTAGCTCCGTGATGGCTCTAGCGCTTCACCGTACCGTATGTGCACGATTTTCTGCCTCTACCTGATAGGTCCGCTTCGCCGGCATAACGATGGTGGCAAGCAGCACACCCCGGACAATCTGTATATCGCGTATCGCCTCCAGAGCGATCCCAGCTGCTGCAACGGCCTGCGCCACGACCAACGCCGCCCGCACCTGGTCGAGGCCAACCCCACCGTCTGCTACAGCTTCGCTGCCGGCGCTTGCCCCAAGGTCTACAGCCAACACAACCTCGGTATCTGCAACACGCTGTGCCTCGCTGTCCAGCCCCGCGCTGCGAGACAGACTCACCGTCACAGTAGCTTGAGCTTCGCTCTCTAGGAGCATCGCAAGGTAGCGACCCAGAGCGGCCTCAGCCTCGGCGATTGCCTGAGATGTTGCTTCAAAACCCAGCCCCATGGAGAGCGCCAAAGCGACATCAACAGCGCCTGGGACCTCCACGTCGGCGACCGTGGCCAGACCCTGGAGAATGGCCAGTGTAAGCCCTGCTGCGGCCTCCACTGCGCCGAGCGCATTCACTGCCACACTACGTGTCAGCGTGAGCATCGCGCTTGCGTCCGCCAGCGCTGCGGCATCAGCACCGAGTGAGCGCAGTAGCGACAGGACGCCGTCCGTGTCAGCTTCCGCCGCGTCAGTCAGAGCCAGCGCCCGCGAAAGCACGCTAGCTCCCTGGGCGCCTGCCTCTGCCCCGGCATCCAAAGCCCTGACAAGCGCCAGCATGAGGGTCTGGTCCACAGTTGCTTCACGGGCCAAACTTAGGGCCACTATCCGCGCCAACGCTGCATATGCCTCGGCTTGCGCCTCACTCGCCCCGGCGATAGCTCGTGAGGACGCCAGGTTGACCACTCCTTGGCCGTCAGCCATGGCTGTAGCGGTTGCAGTGCGGCTATGACTTAGCGTCACCGCTCGGCTTGCCTCCAAGTATCCCAAGCTGCTCAATGCCCTCAGCGCAGCAAGGCTCAGACTACCCTCAGCATCGGTTTGCCCTGTATCAGCAAGACCGAGCAGGCGTGTAAGCGTGGCCAGACCATTTGCATCTGCTGCCCCTGGGCCGCTTACAGTATCCAAAGTGCGAGCGAGGTTCAGACCAGCCGCCGCATCTGCTTGGCCGGTATCGCTAAGTGCCATCACGCGGTTCAGCGTGAGGTCAGCGTAGACCTCCTCACCTCCCTCCTCTTGCTTCGTGACAGTGAGAGCGCTGATAGTCCCCCCATAGCTAGCGCTCTCTGCTACCTTGGACATATCCGAGGGGTCTATCTGCCAGACTTTGCTATAGCCCCCACAGTAGACGTAACTAGCATCCGTAGCGAGACCGTAGATAGTCTGCCCATAGCTAGCGCTCTCAGCTACCTTGGACATGTCCGAGGGGTCTATCTGCCAGACTTTGTTGATTATATAGCCTCCGCAGTAGACGTAAGTAGCGTCCGTAACAAGAGCGTAGATCCGATCCCCATAGTCGGCACTCTCTGCTACCTTGGACATATCCGAGGGGTCTATCTGCCAAACTGTTCCGGTATTGCCCCCGCAGTAAACGTAAGTACCATCCGTAGCGAGAGCGTTGATAGCCCCGCCATAGTCAGCACTCTCTGCCACCTTGGACATATCCGAGGGGTCTATCTGCCAGACTGTTTCGGTGCGACCCCCGCAGTAGATATAACTAGCGTCCGTAGCAAGAGCCTCGATCCGATCCCCATAGCCGGCGCTCTCTGCTACCTTGGACATGTCCGAGGGGTCTATCTGCCAGACTTTGTAGCTTCCAGCCCCCCCGCAGTAGATGTAACTAGCGTCCGTAGCAAGAGCGTTGATATACCCGCCGTAGCTAGCACTCTCAGCTACCTTTGACATATCTGACGGGTCTATCTGCCAGACCGTTTGAGTATAGCCCCCACAGTAGACGTAGCTAGCATCCGTAGTGAGCTCGTAGATAGCCCCCCCATAGTCGGCGCTCTCCGCCACTTTGGACATGTCCGAGGGGTCGATCTGCCAGACCGTTTGGGTTGTATAGCCCCCACAGTAAATATACCGCGTCACGTTAGCTCCGTGATGCCTCTAACCGTGCTATCAGGTTGTCCAATCGAGCATTGGTCTCATCAAGCCGGCTCAGAAGGTCCTCAAGCAACTCCTCCTGCGTCAATGGCCTCGGCACATACTCGTACCAGAACGCCTTAGTGGCCGGGTTGAAGTAGAGCACCCCCGTCATACCCCTTCGCTGCTCGGGTCGCGGCAGGTCTGCCTCCGTCTTGTCCACCATGATGCCCGCGTTGCGCACCCCAGCGCTCAGGCGCTCAGGCTTGTAGTGAATGACACCAACACGAACACGATTCTTGGACTCAGTTACGCTATTCAGCAAACAGATCATGTGTACCTACCTCTCTATGCCCCGGCGCTTAGCTGCCGTCGCCACGCCGCTCGCATCATGTCACCACCCCTCGTAGTCCTCGTCGATGGCCGGACGCCAACGCATTACATGCTCCCACTCCACCATAAAGCCTTTATCTAGGTCGCTGCCGTCGTAGTCCAGTACGTATTCATCCCCCTCGAAGGTCTGTACCACAACGTCTTGTCCATCCTCGGGGAGGTGATCGTCGTCAGCTTCGATCCAGGCCAGGGCGCGCTGTGCTTTCACTAGGACTCTATTCCTCTGCGCTTTGCTGCGGGTGCCATTCCTGTAGCAATGCCACTTGGCATCACTCTTCTGCCTACGCGAGCTGGCTGTGGCGTAGCCCTAACCCCGGGTGTAGCCATCACCTGCGGCCCAGCCCCACGAAACTGTTGTCCCGTGGCGGTGGGCGTAGCGCCGCCCAGTATCCTTTCCGCTAACTGCTGAATAAGTTGCTGCAACGGGATACCCAGCTGCTGAGCTTGCTGAATGAGCCACTGCACCAGTTGCTCTTCGGTTATCCCCATCCTCTGGGCCAGCACCTGAACAAGCTGCGCATACTGCTGTACCAGCTCCTGGGGGTTACCCATGGCTACCGGGCCGCTTGGAAACCCCACTGGTGGTCCCATTGGTTGTCCCATTGGTAGCCCCATGGGTATTCCGGCCTGCTCAATCCCGGGAGACTCTCCGGGCCTAAATCCACCCTGCGGAGGCTCCCTCATGCCCAGTTGCTGTACGCTCATCCCCGGAGGGGCGCTGGCCTGCAACCTGGCCGATACCGCTTGCTGCAATCCTGGGGGCATATCGGGATACGCCTTCTGTATCTGGCTCATAGTCATATCGCCCTGGGAGAGCATGATTCCGGCCTTCTTGAGAGCCTGGTCTATGAGCCACTGCTGCACCTTGGGATCAGCCTTCCACTTATCCAGCAGAATGCGGCGCATCTCCTCATCGGGCTGGGGAATGTCGATCATCTCCATGGCCGACTCGCGGCTCCGAAGTCCCGCGTTCACCTCGTTGATAGCCTGGGAGCTCCTGGCATAGGCGTCGGTAGGCATAACCGGGTTCAGCTCTACCCGAACCTGGCGATAGCCCCTGATATCGTCCGGACCCAGACCGATCCATCCCTTTTCCCCACGGGGGTAGACGTAGAGCTTCTGCTTGGCGTGATTCTCGATGATGTCCAGCAACACCTCCATCTGCATCTCCAGAGCCCGCTCCGCGTGGGCGATGATGGGCTTGAAGCGCATCCGGGCTGCGGCGATGAGTTGGTTCAGTGCATAGCCCGACTCGCCGGCAGACTGTCCGTACATGGCATCGGAGAGCCCGGCCCGCTCGATCATGGACATCACCAGCCGGACCATCTCGTCGGCATCGGGGCCGTTCCCCTGCCAGGTCAGGAAGCTGATCTCCTCATCCTGGTAGAGACTTACCGTAGAACCGGGAGCAATGTTTATCTCCCTAAGCGGAGTCTCCCCCTCCCCAGCGCCAATGAGATCGCTCAAGTTCGTTTGCCTGACCACCACGGTGGGCCAACACCACATGCGAATAGCCGTGGCCTTCTGGGAAAGCAGCCGATCCAGGTAGGGAATGAGCTCCCGAATGGGCCAGATACAGGACATGCCCATGTATTTGGGGTCCGTACTGGCAGCGCCCAGTCCCATGGCATAGACATAGGGCGGAGCACCGTACTTGTGCTTCTGATGATGGACGATCTCCCCCTCCACCCAGTAGGTGAGAGTCTCTGGAGTCCACCACTGAGCGAACTCCACCGAGGTGCCCTTACGTCGGTTGAGCCGGGATAGGTTTTCCAAATCGGGCTTCTGTATGTTCCACTTGTCGGGGTGGAGGGTGAGAAGATCCCTTTCGTCAATCTCCAGAACGCCATAGAGCCCGAACTCGCCGTACAGCGGATATACAGTAAGGGGGTCTACCCAGTTCCAGGCAATCGGCAAGGAGCGCCCCTTTTTCCATATCTCGGTCCGCTTGTTGTACTCGCGGTCTTCCTCATCCTTGGTCTTGCGGGGGAAACCGCGCCACAGCTGCGGCGCATAGAGCATCCGCATACAACCGTGACCATCGGCGATGAGCGACTCGATAAACCGATCTACGACATCTTGGTCCGACTGCTGTTGCAACCTGTGCATACCCGCTGCCAGGAACTTCTCCATCTTGGAGGATCGTTCCCTGGCATCCTGGGTCTCGTCAGCAGGGGGAACTGTGATGGTTGGGGGGTTGGCCGTCAGTGTGCCGGTCATTCTTTCCACGATCTGGTGAGCAATCGGCGATCTCACCGTCTCCGGCTCCATGCTTACGGGGACCTCTGGCTCCCACTCCATAAAGCGCAGAGAGCGCATTTCCTTGATAACGCGGTCCCGCTCCGACCAGTCTGACCTCAGGCGGTCCTTCAGGGCGTCCAGATCGGGGTATTCGTCACTCATGGTGGTCCTTCACGATTCGTGATCGTCAGCGGCTTTGCCGCCACGGCAAGGCCGCAAAGATCGCTTAGTTACGGCTGATCCTGGCCCGTATACGCTCACGGCGAAGCCGCACAAAGCCAAAGTTAGACACCAGGCCGTAAATGAGAGCAGATATCGCGTGGTTGTCGGCGCTAATCGGGGTTTCTGAGATGGGGCGGCCCTCTTTTGCGTCCTTGTACCGATAGAGGGCAAACTCGCGGATAGTGTTGACACACTTCGGGTCGAAAGTAATGCGGGGCTTCCCGGTCTCGGGATCAACGAGGAAGGTTCGGAGACGGAGAATGCCATCGGGAATAGGGACTTTCTGGGAATGGAGTCGGAGGCCGGTCAAATGCGCCCATATCTCCAGTTGGGACTCTTGACCGTGGTGCTGCCTGGCGGCAATATCTATCACCCCGGCTTTGACATACTTCCACCAGGGGCGGCTCCTGCACTCCTGAATGACTTGGTGTGCGGTCTGGCCCCTTTCGTAAACCTCGTCCAGCACGTACACGTGCTCGTCCCGAACCTGCACGGCCAGCACTGCGTAAGCCCCCGCATATCCGGGGTCTATCCAGAGCTGAACACCCTCCTTCTTGTCGAGAACGCAGGTCTGAACGTGCTCCGGATGGCTGAACTCACGAAAGACCAGACTGAGAGGCATAGAGGGCTCGGCCCCGAACCGCTCCAGAAACACGTCCCGAGGGTAGGTGGCCTCCAGAGACTTGATCTCGGGATCATCCCTGCCGCCGGGGAAAATGGCAGTATTGGACCAGGTGGGGATGGAGAAAGAACGAGCGTCGTCAGGGTTGTCGGCCCGCCAGCGCCTGTACAGGTCGTGATACCAAGATACGAAGGCGACACCCTCCAGAGTCCCGGAAAGGATCAGCGGCCCCCGGGTCTCGGCCACCCGCCCCCGTACCCTCAGAAAGGCCTCGTAGGTTTGCTGGGCGGCCTCCACCATAGCAATGCCCTTGGGAGCACGCCCGGCCAGGGACATAGGATCAGTGGAGGTCTTCGTAACTACATGGGACCCGAGGTGGGTCTTGAGCTCCCAGGAGCCTGCTTTCGGCTGAGAGAGGTCTTTGATCTGTACTCCCAAAGCCCTGACCAGGTGCTCAAACTCCGGTCTGGCTAGATCGTAGTCCGGGCCTACAATCCAGTAGAGACCCGGATCGTAGGTGGCCCAGCAGTACAGCTCCTCGGCGGTCAGGCGAGACTTGCCGGCCCGCTCTCCGCCAACGACCTGCTTGATCCTGGAGTTGTCCGCATGGACAGCTAGTTGTTCGGGGGTGGGAACGTAACCGCTGTGCGCCCATAAGGCTTCCTTGAGCTCCAGCGGAATGTCCCAAAGGGCTAACTCTGCCATACGATTTCTAATCGTCGGCGGCAAATGCCGCGTTGGGGGAAAGTAGGGGGGATTCTGGGCGACTTCTAGTCGCCGGTGGCCTTGCCACGGAAGGCCAGGAGAATATCTCTACGTTGCGATTTCCAATCGCCGGTGGCCTTGCCACACAGCGTGGTGAAAACGTCCAGAGAAACTCTTCACTTATATATACGCATTTACTCGTGACTTTTATTCACGTTTCAACCGTCGGTGGCTCTGCCACCTATGTCAAGTCGGCCATAAACCTGTCGGCCTCCTCACCCTGTAGACTAACCGTGTTGCCGGATTTGAGCACAATCGTACAACCACCAAAGTAACGCTTCACCGCATCAATATCAGCAAGCCGGAACCACCAACCATCATACGACCCCCAGTCGTCACGATACGATTCCCAATCGTCGGCGGCGCGATTTCCAATCGTCGGGGGCCTCGCCGCGCTGCATGTGGTCACTATGCGATTTCCAATCGCCGATGGCCTTGCCATGCATTCCCTCCTTGCGGTTCCTAGCAGCATATCCTGCATTTTGACGAACGAAACGGTGCTAAGCATGGCCTAAACCCCGTGTTTTGTTTACTGATCCTGCAAAGCGATGCGATTTCCAATCGCCGGTGGCCTTGCCACTTCCAATCGCCGCGATTGCAATCGCCGGCGACAAGAGTCGCGGCGGCCCTGCCACACGGTCACTCTGGCGGATACAGGGCGGAGGGGAAATGGGCAAAAGGGTTTCCAAAAACGGGAGGGGAGGGGCTCCATGTCCCAAGCCTCACTGCTCGGCGGGACCAGACGGGGGTAGGGCGGGCTCCGGGTCCGGTGCTGCTATCTGTGCCTGTTTGCGGCGTTGTGACTCTTCTACGGTCGGGATGCGTTGGCGTAGGGTCGAGACTAGGCGGGAGACTTCGGCTAGGGCGTCTGACTGTAGTTGTACCCGTTCCGTCGGCTTGCCAAGCACACGGTCTAATATTGCGATAGCAGCGTCGTATCTGTGACCGCGTGGGCTAGGGTTATCTAACTCGGATTCTAGTACCTCGATAGCACGGCTAGCCAATCGTGTAAGGCGTTCTTGATGTAACGCTATTCGCTCGCGCATACACAGCGAGACGGCTAGGCGTATATCGTCTATCTCGGCGCAGGTATATATCGTTGACGGGTCCAGACCAAGACGCCGGGCGGTCTCCGCTTCGCTCCGACAGCTAAGCCGTGTCTCAACCATTCGCAGCGCAGCGGGAGACAACCGGGCTAGCACTTCCCGCAGCTCGTGGCTATACTTGCCTTCGCTTGTCATCGTCCAAGGGCTCCAAGTCTCCAATCCCCGAGTCCGCGAATCCTCCAAGTCCGCAAGCCTACCATCAGCAAACCAAGCCTATCATCGTCACCGGGTGGAGGTATCTAGGTCCTCCAAGCCTACCATTCACCAAGTCCGCCAATCCCCAAGTCTGCAATCCTCCAAGTCTACGGTAGGGGCTCCGTGTTCCAATCCTACCGTCCTCGCCGGGCGGAGGTATCCAAGTCCGCGAATCCCCCAAGTCTCCAAGTCCGCGAATCCCCGAGCCTACACCATCAACACGTCACATATATATGTCGTATCCTCGGCCAATCCTCCAAGTCCGCGGGTCCTCGCCCAAGTTCCCCAAGTGCCGGGATCGCACTACCTATATATGTATGTCGTCCAAGTTCCCCGTGTACCCTCCTCCCAGATTGCCACCGCGGACTTTGTGAAAATCTCCAACGAATCCCCGAATCTAGGCCCCGGGGACTTGACAAAATCGTAACTGTGTGTTACATTGTAAGCGTCGCACACACCCATCACCACCAAGGAGGTTTCCCATGCTACCGTCCGAGGTTCACAACTTCATCAGCCACTTCTACGGCTACCACGGCCACCCGGTCGCCGTTGCCATCGGCGACAACGGCACCGAGTACGTCGTGACCAAGCGGCAGGGTCACCGGACCATTGCGGCATATGCCGCCAATGGTACCTGGCGCACCCTCGGACCGCAGGACGTGCCCGACGGTCTCACTTGGGCGCTGTACTGGGCGCGTCCGCTTTAGGTTAGGTCTTACCCCGTGAGGGAATGATATCCCTCACGGGGAAACCGAAGGGAGGTTATCATGTATGTAGTAAGCCAGCGGATGCCCGGCTATATGCCGGACATTGCGGAGTCCTTCCCCACACTTGGCGAAGCCCGCGCCTACGCCGCGGACCTCGCCAGAACGTGGCGGGAGGAATGGGACCCAAGCACCAACAAGCCCATCTACTACGTCACGGGTTCGGCACGTGTGGGCCACTACCAGATTACGCGCCGAGATGGGACCGGCGCGGTCTGGTATATCAGTATCGATCAGGAGGCATAACATGAGGTTGACGGTCTCAGGGTTGTACGAACTGGCTAGGCTGCTGGACGAAGCAGCCTGGCCAATCGTCCGGTTCGGCATCCGCAGCGTCCGCGGCATACCGGACGATGACCGGTTTATCTGGGCGCGGGACAACTGGGACCGCGCCCG